ATTATGACTTACAAGTATCTCGCTGAGAAGGTTGATTGTGACAAAGAAAGAACAGAAGGACTAGAATGTTTATATAAATATGTAGACCATCCAAAGCTATACAAACAAAAATATGAACATCTAGGAAAAGAATATGCAAAGATTGAAACTGATATTGAGATGCGAAACTATCCAAGAGTTGAAGTTGCAATGTCAGGAATTAATAATTACCTAAAAGGTAAAAAGAATCCTAAGATTTTAGACTTTGCTAGTGGGATAGGTAACGAGTCTATTCTCTTCTCTAAGGCATTTGGAGCTACGATAGATGCCATCAATATCTCAAAAGAGGAAAACATACTCGCTGAGAAAATGAAGGCTAAATTCGGCTCAGAATTGCCTATAACATTTCATGTTGGAAGCGATGGCTCAAAGTTAGAGAATCAAGCTTATGATGTAATCTTTGCTGGTGAAATATTAGAGCATCAACCAGAGCCAGATAAGTTCTTAGATGAATTAGAAAAGAATCTAAAACCATCAGGACTCATGAGTATCACAGTACCATTTGGAATGTGGGATGATAATCGTAATGCACATCTTTGGAACTTTGAAAGGTATGACTTAGCAAATATGTTAGCTGACAAAAAAGAACTATCAATCAAGATAGTTTCAGCAGAGCCAAATTATTTAAAACAAGAAGGTAAAGGTTGGTGGGTAATTAGTTACATTAAGAATCAAAAGCCTTGCAGACCAATTAACATGGAACGTAAAATTAAAGTTGTTGCACCTAAGCAGACAGTTTCAGTTTGCATGATAACAAAAAATGCAGAATCAATGTTGCATAGATGTTTAAAATCTGTCAAAGACTTAGCAGATGAAATAATTATCTGTGACAATGGAAGCACAGATTCAACTTTAGATATTGCTAGACAGTATGGAGCTAAGATTATTTATTGCGACCCAGCTACAGAGATTGGTTTTGATAGTGCCAGAAATCATTCTATCAAAGATGCAAAGAGTGATTGGATTCTCTGGATTGATTCTGATGAAGAATTATTAGAGTCGTGGAATATTAGAAAGTATTTAAGAGAAAATATTTTTAATGGTTATTCAATAAAGCAACATCACTTTACTGCTGATGGCTCTGAAATAAAAATTGATTTACCTGTCAGGATATTTAGGAATCATAAGAAAATAAAATTTTTAGGTCACGTTCATGAACATCCAGAACTAGGAATCAACGAAGGAGTTGGTACTAGCACAGTAATCTCGGATGCTGATATTGCACACGATGGTTACTTAACTGAAACAGTTAGAAGAGGAAGGTTTACTAGAAATATTGAGTTAATGAAAAAAGATAGAGAACTTAATCCAGAAAGATTGCTTGGAAAATTTTTATGGATTAGAGATTTAGTTCATCTTTCAAGATATGAAATACAACAAAACAATGGGCAACACACACAGAAGGTAATTGATTATTGTCTTGAAGCAGGAGAGTATTTTAGAAAAGATTTTTTAAATAGTTATTCAATGTATCAACCAGAAGCTTTACAATTTTATTCTGAGTCATTAAGAATGTTAGGTGAAGGACTTGAGTTTCAATTTAACATTAGTGCAGGAAAAGATATTCCTAAAAAAGAAGTGCAAGATAACTTAGGAAGATTTCAAGATAGTGATGAATTTTTTGCTTATTTAAAAAGCAGATATTCAGAAGTATCTGAGCCATTTGAAGGCGAATTTCTATAAAAATATAAAATTTTTTTTCTTTATATAAGGTGCATAAATAAAGGCTTTTATCACTTTAGTAAAATAAATGTAAATAAAGTAGTTGACAATTATAATAATATTGATTATTTTTAACTCATGATGAAAAAACAAATTAAAAACAATCATCAAGGAGATACTAAAATGAAAGAACAACTTTACAAGGTTTATCAATACAAGAACGAAGAGCCAAACAAGGATGGCAAATTCGAAAGCACTTTAGACCAAGCACATGGTGGGTCTTATCCTTTTTCCACTAACCCTTCACAAGGTACACAATGGTGGATGAAACATTCTGGACATGGTAGAAATTTTCTTTCTATCGTTGAGCCACAACTACAATTAACATTAACAGTCATCTGCACAGACTTAGAAGATGTTTTCTACGCAGGTAACCACGCACATGACCTTGATGTAGATGAAAGTAAAGGTTGGATGGAAAGAAACATTTACGTTTCAAGAAGAGAAAATTCTTATTCAGTTTCAGTAGGTGATGTTGTAGAAGATAAAGATGGCAACAAGTTTGTTGTTGACAACTTCGGTTTTACAGAATTAGATGCTAAGGGGAACATTGTACTAAACAAAAGAAACACAATAAAATAAAAAATCAGGTCTGGCAGTACCTAAAACTGCCAAGCTCTAAATGAGCGAGGAGAATAAAATGAATACAAAAATTTACGCAGACCAAGCAAGTTATACGTGGGGAAAAGAAAAAATTATCGAGTTTACTTATGAGAATTTTGCAAAAGGCGATGTTGATTATTTTGGACTTCGCAAATACTATAGAGGGGGATTATGTGAAAAAGTAACAGAAGTTTACGATGAATTTAAACAAAGACTGCGAAAAGAAAATAAACAAATTGTAGATGAGCAACAGGTAGTTTTTGACAATTTAGTAAGCTTCGGAAATCCAGTTTTTCCTTATGTAGATACTGTGAAGGAAAAGTATAACACTAAGCAATTTAAACAAACTCATCCTTCAAATGTTAATGAGTTAGTATCTAAACCCTTTGGAAAACTTTACAAACTTATTGATAATGAAATATATGTTTTTAATTTGGATGAACTAGAATCATTTTTTGGAGTTCAGGGTAGTGAGTTTGATAGAGAAAAAATAATCAAAAGGCATCCTTCAAATTTTGATAGGGGAGATAAAGTTTTTCTAAAAGCTGTTTATACAAAAAACCACAATGGCTCAGATGGGTTTTCTTCCAAAGCTGAGAGAACTAAAGAAATCAATGCTAGAGGTCATCAACACTTTATTATGAGAGACCAAGATTTAGCACATAAAAAATTTCTAGCAATTAACCCTGCTTATGCAGAGCACGATAAAGCTCTCAGAGCAGAAAAAAGAAAGGAGCTAAAAGAACAAAAACTTTCATTAGTAGAAAGTGCATAAAGGATGTGATAAAATAAAGCATGGCATATTATACATCAGTCGCTAATGTTTATAGTTTATATCCAAGAGTAGGAAGCCTAAGTAGTGTAAATTCTGCTTCGGTTTCCTTCTACATTGACCAAGCAGAAAATGAAGTCAATGCTTATGTTGTAAATAATTATACAACTCCATTCAGTTCTTCAATTCCAGTCCTGACTACAATCAGTACAGAATATGCTTTGGTTAAAATCTTAGAAAGATTTTTTACTCAGGAAGTACAATCAGAAAACAAGTGGGTCACAGAACGTAAAGATTATGTTTTTGATTTATTAAATAAAATAAACAATGGAGATATTGGACTCTATACATCTTCACTTGAACTCATAGCTTACAATGCTGGTGATACAATTATTTCTAATACAATGAATTACAATCCAACTTTCACAATGCTAGATGAAACTTTACAGCAAATTGATTCAGACAGATTGCAAGATGAGTACGATGAAGTAAGACTTGAAGAGTACAGTCCTTATTACTAATGGGTAAGGTAACAGTAAGAGGTAGTCAACAAGTACAATTAAAATTGACTAATATTGGCAGAGGAATAAAAAATCCAAAACCAGTTTTGAAAAGAATTGGTGTAACTCTTCTAAAAGAAATTGACAAAAACTTTAGACAAGAAGGTAACGATGGCACAGGTTGGGCTTCTTTAAAATTTAGAGATGGAAGGATTTTAAGAAAGACTGGCAATCTTGCAGGGAGTTTTGTATTTGAATTAATTGGAAATACAGGAGTCAAGGTTGGAAGTCCAGTTGAGTATTCAGATATTCATCAATTTGGTAGTGGTAATATTCCTGCGAGACCAATGCTTCCATCAGAAAGAATTGCTCTTGCAACAACAAAAAGATTAGTAAATAATTACATAAAGGAATTAAGCAAAGTATAATATATCATGGCTTCAATAAACTACTTAGCAATAGAAAATGCAATTAAAGATTTACTGGATGCAGATTCAGACACATCGGGCTACAACGTATTTGTAGAGCCACCTGATGCTGTAAGAACAGATGCTTGTCCTTTAGTGCAGATATATCTGAACTCATGGGATAGTCCAGCAGAAGATGAATTAATAGGTGGTGCAAAACCGATTACAACTTTTCTAACAATTGAGCTCTGGATTTATGATTTTAGTTTTGAGAATTTAGCTGGAGCAACTGCTAGAGATATTATGCTTGATAATGTAAAAGGAGTTCTTAAAGCGAATCGAACTCTCTCAGATAAAGTTTTGATTACAAGATTTAGTGGTGGTGAATTTGATAACCAAAAAAATAATCAAGGCATTGGTTTCTTTAAAGGTGTAAGTTTAAGATTAGAATGTGAGGTTAGAGAATAATGGATATAAATAACATGATAAAAATTACTTGGCAAGTTTCTGGATTACTTATTCCTGAATGGGGAATAACAGCAAAAGGCAGACAAACAGAAGTACCAAAAGAAGTTGCTGATTCTTTAATCGAACAAGGACTTGCAAAGTTATCTAAAAAGAGTAAAATTAAACAAACAGGTGTAAAGCCTGAAGGAGTCGAATAATGGGTTATGGAGTAGGTGGATATATAAGTCTTAGTAAGCAGTCAGCATTTGGAACTGCAACTACTAATAGGTCTTTTATCCCTTTTGTATCAGAATCACTAACAGAAAACGTAGAACAACTAGAAT